TCCAGGTTATTACGGTTCGTACCACCGTATACGATGGGGATACCCGTACTGGGGCTGGTAGACCTGGCATTACTGCTACTTGTACTGGGATATGAAACCCCTGATTGTCCGATGTTCATCATCTGTGATGATGAGATGTAACTGAGGGCTGCTGAACCCAGTCCGATAGCAATAATCGCTAATGTACTCAGACCTGCCGCATAAGCTGCTGCGGCTGCACTGGCTCCCGCGATGAGAGCGACCCCTAAAGCTGCAACTGCCATTACTCACTACTCCCTGTGAATCTGTATATTTTTTCTTTTTCCATCGGGCTGTAATAGGTAATGACGTAGTGAGTACCTTCTTCATTCAGTACTATCACCTTGCCACGCCAGAATACGGTGCAATGACCAGAGGCAATAATAATATCGCCATCCAGTGGCTCATTAACTAATTCGCCCTTTGCCCTGCACAACCCTGATAACGTAGGAAATGAGCAATTTTCCTTTGCATATTTCCTGCCTGCTGTTGGCGTATTGTATTTCTGATAAATTTCATCACGGTATTTTGACCCGGTGATCATATCAATAACTGTCAGACACATAACGTGGCAATCATTCTCGCCATACACTAACTGCATCCCTGCGAGAGTACTTAAGTACTCTGTAATAAATCCATTTTTCATTTACTTCTTACTCGTTTTCCAGTACTGCTCACTCGCATTCAAAATACCTATCAGATCAAAGAATTTATCTCCCGGATGGGTACTCTGATGAATACTCGTGCTTGAAAGCAGCCGCTGTGTCTGGTCCAGTTTTTTCCAGAGGCTGGATAAATTGACTGTTGTTGTATTAGTGGTTTCTGTACCCTGAACGTTAAAATCAGAGCTGAAATTATCGATATAACCACTGAAAATCCGGTAGGCGTAGAGAATCGAGCCATTAGCAGGATTGACGATACCCATCCAGATATTAACTTTGGCGTCAGCCCAGAGACCACGCAGGGCACTGCTCAGGTATTCCTGATTGATATTATTAACCTTGAATGACGTACCGTTGTTATTGATTTGATTTTTCTCAACGTAATTTGCAAAACTTGAATCAAGAAAATCAGGTACAGAGGTATACGTGATGCCGTTATAACTCTGGTCTGAGATGGCATCTGTCAGATAAAGGTTGCCGCCCTTACCATAATGCCGCACTGATATAACTCTTTCTCAGTGAGAATGGTTTTACTGTCGCCTCTCATCGTGTTCCAGTAATTAACCAGTACTGGATTGTTTAATACATTATTTGGGATCGACATATTAACCTCTGATGTTTTCAGTGGCGTTAATAGTGATTTCCATTACGTTAGTACTGGGTAGCTCATAAACTGAGTTCTGAGGATTCAGAACAAACGAACCTTGCAGGTTATCAAACTTAATAACTTCGCTCGTCTGGATTGCCCTGATTAACCCCGGATAAATGGAAATGGTGTAACCATTATTTGCTGTGATTCTGTAGAGCTTTTTATGCCCGTTAAACTGAATCAGGGAACCGACCTCCAGAGTATTACGGGAAGCTGTAACTGAAGATGCCCCTGCGGCAGCCGCTGCTGTAGCCTGGACAGTCGTTGTTTGTGTGCCATTGTACTGGCCCCACCATCCGAGCGACATATCAAATGGTTTACCCGATCCATACTGCCCATAGAAGTTAGCTAATTCGGCACGGTCTTTCTTATTCACTGTGACCTTAAATGTCAGGGTAAAGTACTGTACGCCAACCATTCGGGTTAGTGTTTCTCCTGACCAGGTTTGAGTTTGATATTGTGGCCTGTTATCGCTGAGCACAAAACCGCTTATTAATGCGTTATTAAACATGCAAATAGTCCTTTATTAATAAGCCCACATCCTGTGGGCTATATTGTATTTATACGTTTTTCTTCTGAGACTTACGAATAACCTGAACAATCGTATCAGCATGTTTATCACACAAAGCCTGAAACCTAGACTCTGTTAGCTCACCACTGTTCTGAATGATTAGAGGTGCATCGATTTTAATTTCCCCAGTACTGTTACCGCCGTCCTGGTTATTGAGGTATTTTGTCAGGTCCTGGTTAAGCGATTTGCCCACTACACGCTCCCCCTTTTCGAGGTTATACGTACCAGTCGCCGGGAGTGAATCCCAGCCGTCATGAGCCTGACCCTGGATCTTAGTCCCTTTGATAGTGCTCATGATCCTGGCACCCTCAGCTGCCACTT